TTACCCATTGGCGCGGCTTAAGAGCTTATTTTTGAATTCACAATGGTCACGATATAACCATCTTGCTCGCCCGTGGATAACTTTGGCTTTAGGCAGGTCTCCGGACTTAATCCGGTCATAGATGAAGGTTTTACCGAAGCCAGTATCGGCCATGATGAATTTCAAATCAACCAGTGAATCAGGTTGTAGTTCGTGTTGCATGAGTGCTATCTCCGAATATGGAATCGAACCTGCAAATCAGGCAAGAAAAAACCGCATTGATGCGGCAATGGTAGGTCTGGATATCTTGAGAAATGAAAATGCCACATCGAGTGTGAGACTGTGGTTAGTCCTTGCGTAGCTCGCTGATTCTTCTGTAAGTCTCTGGTGCTTTGTTTCCGTGTATCTTCATTTCAGACTTCAACAGAGCAACGAGGGAATCCCATTCGTTGAGGATGCCTTTGAATGCCGGAACGCGCTTTGCAACCTTGTCGAATGAATCCCTGATTTCTGGAATCTGCTCAACAAGTGCAACGCATCGTCGGAAATCGGCTGCATCATGTGGAGCGCCGAAGTGATGACCATAGATATTCTTTTTCAGTCCACATGCGATTGAGGCAAGAGTTGCGCTACTGATACCGACATCGCTAGTCGATTGCCATTTCAAAACCTTCATAGCCAAATCTGACATTTCTTATCTCCATAAAACAAAACCCGCCGTAGCGAGTTCAGATAAAAGAAATCCCCGCGAGTGCGAGGATTGTTATTCAGTGCCGATATTCACCTTTATCGCGTACACCTTTACCGGTTTATCGCCGAAGTGAGGATGTGTGATTGTCTTGATTTCATATCCGTCATACGGGACGTCAATTCTGCGGCTGGAATCGTCGCGCTTCGGATATCCCTTTGTGATAATCAGGCGGTCATACTCCCGGAACATAATTCGCTTATTCCAGTAGTCATTACACAGGCGATACTCTTCCGTTTTCTCGCCCCGCTTCATCTGGTCGAAGTATTCGCCGTTCACTGCCAGTTGCAGATTAGCCATTGTCAGCCTCCTGCTGCGGTGCTGCTGGTGCGGCGGCGAGCATTTTCGAGTAGCAATGCACTGTATTCAGCCAGAACCCAACCACCGATTGTCCAGCACGCAACATATCTTTTGTTGGGTCAATCGGAACAAGTTTCCATCCATTAGGAATTGGTGGGGTATTAACGCTTTCCTCCTGAAGCGCGGCAGCAGCTCGTTCCAAAAGCTCAGGTGATTTGATCTCTCCTTTTTCTCGAAGATATTTAGCCCTGCCGGTAAGCATGCAAATAAAATCATCTGGAGACTTGTAAGTCGTCGTTACAGGCTCGTCACCCTGAAGTATGGCGGCGCGGCAGGCATCACTGCGAACTTCAATCCCCGCCTTATCCAACGCAAGCAACAAACCTCGTTCGCTGTCTCCGCAGTCGTCCAGTGTGTCATTGAGCACCGAAAGCGCTTTTTCGAAATCTTTATCGTGAATAGCGAGCACCACAGCCACCGCTGGCTGCGGTAACTGTGGTGCTGTGTAGAGTGGCGTAACACTGATTTCGTATTCGTTAATATCTTCATCGCTGATAGATGCATCAAAGCTTAAAAAGCCAGGTCTACCGAGACCACGGGCCTGTGCGTCCTGGATGATGTACGCCACAGCCTCAGCTTCGAGCGATGCCAGTGCGATACGCGCCAGCTCCCTTTCTTCTGACGCGGTTGGCTCAGGACCGTTGCCGAGGAAAATTTCTTGTGCGCGCTTTTTGGTAATTGTGCTCATGATGTCTCTCCTTTACCGGCTGCGGCGCGGTCTATGCGTTCAATTTCGGCCAGAATAAGTGCGCCAGCTTTCACAAGGTCACGACGCGGCCCAGATTGCTTCCACCAATCAGGAGCCCACGGCCAATGCGCTGGCGTTGAGAGGCCTTGATTGTGTGCGTTAATCGCATAGCAAGCTGCAGCATCTGCCAGCTCACTGTTTTGATAGGCGTCGTCATGCTCCGATGTCCAACCCTCAACAGCCCTCTGCCGCTGACGTTCTGATATCACATCCAGAAGTGCAGGATTGAACGCCAGCACCTCCAGTTCAGCAATCCGCTTCTCTGCGGCTTCCAGCTTCTCGCGCATATCGTCAACGTACTCGACCAGAGATCCGCCAGCAGGAATTTCGCATTCCTCGACCAGTTGGAAGTAGATATCAGCTGCGGCCCGTGTGTTGCTATGCCTAGCGTCGCCCATCTCACCTTCACGAAGAGCATCGCGTTCGGCGGTAAGATTGGCTATTTTGCTGTCTTTGCCTTCCAGCTCAACGCGCAGCTTCCCTACCGTTAGCGCAATTTCCTCGTTCTCCTGATCGCGGCGTTTTATGTATTGCTGGTTTCTTTCCAGCTCATCCAGCAGTGCCAGCACGGTAGCTGGACTGGCTGCGGCGATGAATTCAGCATTGGCCTGCTGTTCCATTTGGAAATCTTCATCGAAACCGCTTTCAGGATGCGCTCCTTCAATTCTGCAAATGGGAATATATCCAGCAGCCTCGCGATGAATTAGGGCATCATCACCATCAAATCGGCTCTCTCCATATTCGAGCGACCACTCACCACACGTTGCTTTCTCTGCCTTGGCACGCAGTGCCTGATAGTCAATCTTGCTCACTGTTTGCCTCCTTTGCTCGCTGATTCCACTCTGCTCTAACCTCTGAATAAAAAATCGCGCAGTCATTTCCAGGCGCTGCATATTTGCTACCAGATTGAGCGCGACACGTACCGCATCGAACGAAATAGAATCGACCGCCAGAGCCATATTCAGGGTGATCTGCTTCGCTGGCAACGTGCGCTGCACCGCCACAGAATGGACATGGTAGTAGGTTGCTCATGAATGCACTCCCTTGTGAAGCTGTTCCGCACAATGCAGCAGGGCGTCAGTCGCCTCTTTCACCGTAACGCAGTCGCCATCGTCCAGCCCGGACACCGACGCGTGCTTAACGAACGCCGCGCAAAGGTCATCAAACGCCTTAGCCCGGACTTCAGTCAGGAAAGCATCGGTGGCTGGGGTGTCTGATTGCATAGACTTTGCGCGATAGTCATTCCACCCTCTTGCATACATGGGATTAACTTGCACTCCATCTTTTACGCAATATGCCTGCCCTCCACGGTTGATAACCTTGATTTCGTCCATAGCGCCAGACTTCAGCCCCGCATTCTCCGCTGCCAGTGCCGAAAACTTCTCGTGTGCCAACTTAACAGCCGAATCAGCCTGCTTAATTGACTCAATCGCTTTCTGTTGGTCTTCGGCCAGCGCCAAAATCTTGGCCTCCGCTTCAGCAAATTTACGCACCAGATATTCAGCGTTTGTTTCGTTAACATTTAAATCTCGTGGGATGCATTTACCTTTCAGAAAACCATCCATCTCAATTAGTGACATTTGTTTCATTTCTTCCCACTCCGCCACATCGCATTCAGATATTTGTTTTGATTCACTGATGGAAACGAGTTTCGCTTAAGCAATTCCTCTCTCGATGGCATTGGCTTTACGCGTTGGCGAATAATCATTTCTGCCGGAAGAATGCCGGGATTGTATGCAAGTCCTCTCATGGTAAATTCCTCAGTCATTACTGATAGCGCCATAGCGTGAGCGGTAATTACGCAGGCGCGGGTCAATTTCAGGGAAGTGGGTATATGTGGCTTTGCGGAATGGTCGGATTGATGTCTGGTAAATTCGCTCGCGTTCTTCTTTCTCTGCAAGCCATATACAGTGGCGAAATTCCTTTTCCTCTTTCGTTTCCTGCGGTAGCGACATTATCCGGTCGTAGTTTTTCCTGAATTTATCCAGCACCTCCGATACGGAATTGCCGGAACAGCGGCGTGGGTCATCCGCACCATACAGAGGCGCTGGCATAATTAAATCCTTATTTTTCTAAATCAGAATGGGATGGAATCGTCGTATACAGGAGTGTTCTGCTGGTTACTACTTTGCTGCTGCGGGCCATTTCCTGAAGCTGCAAATCCAATCTTTGCATTCAGTAATTCAAGAGTGATTGATTGACCATTTTGCCCCTGATAAACATCAACCCTGATGTTTTCTCCGGTAATTTCCACAATGCCACCTTCAACAAGAACACTACGGTAGTAATCCGCTTGCGCTCCCGGCTTGGCAAATACAACGGCGCTGTAGTTTGTCCATTCTTTCTTTTTTGTCTGGCGATCGTAATACTGAACGCCAGCACGGATGTTGAATCCGATATTTTCCCCGGTCTGAAACTCTCTTGCGGGCTTGTTTAGTCTTACAGTAATCGAATGTGCCATTAAGCAGCCGCTCCTTCTAATTCGTCTCGTCTGATGTTGTAAACGTCCTGCGCTTTGTGCTGCTCCGGTGTGCCTTCAAGCATCTTCCACGCTTTGGCGAACGCCTGTTTAAGCTCTTCTACGGTGTTTTTTTGCATTGCTGCGTCAGTGAATGCTTTTAGAACCTGTTCAGGTGTAGGTGATGGTTTTGATTGCTTTGCTGCTGCGTTCTGCTGATGTTTATGCTCGTCGGTATCTGCATCTTTCGCATCATCAATGCCGAATAAACCATTGAGGCAATACTTGCGTGCATAAGAGCTTGTAGCTCCCGTAACTTGTGCAGAATCCATTCCTTTCTTGCTTTCTTCCTCTCGTGCAAGAGCGGTTGCTTTATGGCTGTTTTCGCCATCGGTAATAGTTGCCGTGGCTTTCACGTAATACCGATCACCAATCAACACAACTTCATCGCTGATTGATAAAAACAGACCATTCAGTAACGGCTTAACGCCTTCAAGAATATCTTCGCAGCTTCTGTATTTATATTTACCGAATGAGTTGTACTGATTTTTTGGCGCGTTCAGATTCTCCTGAATGGCTGCCAGTCTTGCGTAAAATTCTTTGCTCATATGTTTGTTCTCAGAATGGACATGGCCCAAGGAAATAACGCTGATTTAATACTTCGGTCTTTGCCGCATTTAAAAAGACGCGAACACCTTCACGATCTCCCTTCTGGCGATACATTAACGCCTGCTGCGTGTACATGCGTCTCTGTAACTTGCTCTCCTTCACTGTGGTTGCAAGTGACATGAATATCTCCTTCGTTACCGATTAAATCTTTCATCTGACGAATGAATTCTTCGTCTGACCAGTTATCTGTAAAACTCATTTCCTGCGATACCACGGAAGGTTGATGACTGATTTCATCGCTTTATTTGCTTCAAGCCACATTTTTGAATCACCAATAAATCTGGCTATTACTGCTTTGTTCTGTGCAGCACGAAGCATCTGGTGATTGATGGCTATTTCATTGCGCATAATAAGACCTCAACTCTTTTCCATCCGTCACGTAATTTACGGGTGATTCGTTCAAGTAAAGATTCATTTAGTTGGAAGGCACCCATGCGAGCGCCTCCCGCGATTGCGTAAATCATGGGTGGTTCCTTATGTTGGTTTTATTAGTAGGTTATTTTTGTTGCGAATACTTCGCCTTTTACGATGGCTGTTATGATATTTTTAGCAACATCTTCTGATGCACCAACCTTGATAAGGTCAGCAAGTATTTTGTTATTTACTTCTTTCCGGTGAGCTTTATCCTTTGCTCTGCGCTCTTCTTCGTCCTTGATTCTTTTTTCTTCTGCTATTCTGGCTTGCTCTTTTGCTTCAGCATCGCGACGGATTTGTTCAGCCTCCTCCTGTGCTTTTCTGCGTTCTGCTTCAATTGCTGCCTGCTTTTCTCTTTCAGCTCGTTCTGCTGCCTCTTTTGCTTCGCGCTGTGCTCGTTGCTCGGCTTCAATGCGTTCACGCTCTGCACGTTCCGCTGCGGCCTTAGCTTCTGCTTCTCGCCTTGCTGCTGCTTCAATTTCGGCTTTTGCCTTTGCTTCGGCTTCTGCTCTGGCTTTCTCTTCAGCTTCTCTTTTTAAGCGCTCTTCATGCTCTCGCTTTTCCCGCTCCGCTTTGAGTCTTGCCTCTTCTCTTTGGCGGTCAAATTCGCGATCCATCAAAATCGCTATTTCATGGTCAGACTCAATTTGCTTTGCGAGAGCTTCAGCTGCTGCCTTAGCTTCTTCTTCGGCTTTAATCCGCGCCTGTTCTTCCTCATAATCAGTAAGAGGCTGGCGTGCCTTGGCTTTCAGCTCATCAAGGCGATCACGCACTGTTTTGCGGTTGGCATCAATTAGCTTTGGAATTTCCTTCAGTTCAGCAACAAGGTCTTTGCCAAGACCATCGAGATATGTTTTCGTCTGCGCAACTTTATACGCCAGAGAAGCGATCTCCTTTCTGCCCTTTGCCGTTGTGATATCAGGCACAAAGGACATAACTTCACGTTCAACCTTTTGAAGGATTTCTTCAATCTGGTCGGCAGACTGAAATACAGTCATTGCATTTGCTTTTTCAATAACAACTAAATCTGTTACTTCACTCATATATCCTCCATCAAAAAAATCGCCCTCACATTGGAGGGCAAAGAAGATTTCCAATAATCAGAACAAGTCGGCTCCTGTTTAGTTACGAGCGACATTGCTCACATAGCAGACTCGCAAATCTGCTATAGGTGCTTATTCGCATCGCATGACAACATCAAATTTTTCGAGATTACTTTGTCGCAACAATCCTTCTTCTACGCGGTCAGCTTTTCTATAATTATCAAATTCGAAATGTTTAATTACTTCTTTCGTTTCTCGCTCTATAACTTCAACAATGTATTTCTTATTCATCATTCTTCCCCAAGAGCTTTTCTGATTGCTGCAAGACCTTTATTAACAGCTCCATACCATTCTGGATATGTTGTCTTTGTTCTATTTTTGGTTTGCTTAAGTAATAACTGAAGTGCTTCGAGAAGGTCAGGTGCTGCCGCTATTAGATTGGCATCTTCAATGCATTGAACTTCCTCACAGATTGCAATATACGAACGCCAGCCTGCGCCATTTTCAAGTGAGTCTGCCTGGATGATTTTAATCTCATCGCCATCCATCATTATTTCCCACTTACCTTCAGTACCTTTAAATTCCATGTTAGCCTCTGTTGTTTATGCCAAAAATAAAGGCCGACTATGCGTCCTAGTAGAATACCCAATTTTCTGTTTCTTGGTTGTGTCCAAAGTTATATTCAATATCTGGTGTTGATGTATCAATATTCTTCATCCCATCAACAAGAGTTGATACAACAGCCAAATCTTGTTTGATTCTCATTAAATGGTATTTCTTCCGGCGCAATAAACTCTCAATGGCAAGTTTCTTCGTTGGGAATGCAAAAGATCTTTCTGCATTTTTTGCTACTTTCTTAATTGCATATCTATTTCTCCTTTGTTTCCATTCCCGTAACCACTGATTTGGTGCTGGTTTAAAATCAACAATCCAATGCGCAGGAACCAACCATGCATAATGCTCTGTCTGATGAAAAGCTATATATTGAAGTGCGAATATTTTGATTCCATCTTCTTCAACTGTCGCTTGGAATCTCCAGAAAACAGGCATTCCATCATGTTCAGTTTCTGATTCAGGAAAAGGTACGCTCCATGATTTTGTCATATCTCACCTCAAATAAGTGGTTTGCTGCGAAAGTAAATACGCTTAAGTTACCTGTTATTTATCCCACCAAGTTCCGTATCTATCTATCCAGTTACACCAATCATCGACACTCCATTTTGTTGTGTCGCATTTTGGCAACTGGCATGAATATCTACCTTCTTTGTAAAGTCGGCGTTTGACTTTCTTGAGCATGGCTCACCTCAATCGTAATAAGCTGGAATTGATTTTCCGCGTTGCTTCTGGCGGCCTGAGCAAGTCACACCCATTTCACAGCGTGGCTTGCTGTACCATGTGCGCTGATTCTTGCGCTCAATACGTTGCAGGTTGCTTTCAATCTGTTCGTGGTATTCAGCCAGCACCGTAAGGTCTATCGGATTCAGTGCGCTTTCTACTCGTGATTTCGGTTTGCGATTCAGCGAGAGAATAGGGCGGTTAACTGGTTTTGCGCTTACCCCAACCAACAGGGGATTTGCTGCTTTCCATTGAGCCTGTTTCTCTGCGCGACGTTCGCGGCGGCGTGTTTGTGCATTCATCTGGATTCTCCTGTCAGTTAGCTTTGAGTAACGCGCCGTGATGCTTATCTCCACGGTTGCTGTCTTGCAGCTGCATTTCGCGCTACTCAAAGCCTTCTGCTTTGAATGCTGCCCTTCTTCAGGGCTTAATTTTTAAGAGCATCACCTTCATGGTGGTTAGTGCGTCCTGCTGATGGCTAAATAGTACGATTTGTACTTTATCGAGTCAATACAAAATGTTCTAAATATAATTGGTTTTTTATAACGCTTTGTATTTAATGGGTTTATATTTTGGAAAAAGAAAACCCGACACTAAGGTCGGGTTATTGTTGTGTGCTTTAGAGTGGTGAGGCTGTTAACTAAATGTCTCTTCAGGCCACTGGCTGGCGATAACTTTCCCTACAACGGAACAGCTATCATTGCATGGGATCATTGGATATTGCGGGTTTAGTGGCTGTAGGAACACCTGACCGCTATCCCTGATCAGTTTCTTGAAGGTAAACTCGTCACCACCAAGTCTGGCTATGCAGAAATCACCTGGCTCAACAGCCTGCTCAGGGTCAACGAGAATTAACATCCCGTCAGGAAAGCTTGGCTTGGATCCTGTTGGCGCGGTCATGGAATTACCTTCAACTTCAAGCCAGAACGCACAATCACTGGCTTTTTTGGTTGTGCTGACCCATCTCTCCGCATCACCTTTGGTAAAGGTTCTAAGCTCAGGCGAGAACATCCCGGCCTGAACATGAGAAAAAACAGGGTACTCATATTGTTTTTTAACGGGGGCAGATGAGTATTCGCCAACAGGTGAAAATGTACCGTCGTGGTTGAATGAGACGTTATCAATACCAAGGTATTTAAACACCACACCAATCTCGTCAAGAGATGGATGACGAGATCCGCGCAACCAGTGACCAATTCCACCCTGCGTCATACCAAGCTCTTCAGCTAACTTCTCTTGAGTTATGCCGAGCTCTTTCATTCTGGATCTAGCCAGTTCATACCATTTCATTTTCATACCCTTATTATTACGCTCTGTACTAAAATCATCCATGCACAAGATGTATTTTTTGTTTGCATTCTAAAAGTACATATCGTATTATTGTTTCATGGTTACTATGGAGGGCATATGAGCAACCTACGAAAATATCGAGAGTCACTGAATATCTCTCAAACAACACTTGCTAAGGCAGTTGGATGCACACAGGGAGCTATCGGACATTGGGAATCTGGTCGTCGCTTCCCAGACCTTAAAACATGCCGTGCTCTTGTTGAGTGCCTAAACAAGTTAGGCGCAAAAGTCAGTCTTGATGACGTGTTCCCGCCGGAACACAAAGTCGCTTAAGACATTCTAGCTCTTACACATCACAGCCCTGAAAAAGGGCATCAAATTAAACCACACCTATGGTGTATGCATTTATTTGCATACATTCAATCAATTGTTATCTAAGGAAATACTTACATATGCAACTTACAAGTACTCGCAAGAAAGCGAATGCAATTACAAGCAACATCCTGAATCGAATTGCTGTACGTGGCCAGCGAAAGGTTGCTGATGCATTAGGGATCAATGAATCGCAAATTTCGCGATGGAAAGACAGCTTCATCCCAAAAATGGGAATGCTTCTGGCTGTTCTTGAATGGGGTGTTGAAGACGAGGAGTTGGCGGAACTGGCTAAGAAAGTAGCCAGAATGCTGACAAAAGAAAAAGCCCCGAAGAACGGCGAATTCTTCGAGGCCTAATGTAGAAAGACTGGATCAATCCACGGGAGTAATTATGACAAAACGTCGTAAGAAATACCAGGAAAAAGAAGAGATTCGACACCCTGATTCACCTGAGGGATTAGTGGTAGCCGCAGCAAATAACAGGGCGTTCGCAGAGCGCCTTGTTGGTGTTTACAGACTAGCCAAAGCAGGAGTGAAACATGGGCGTCGTTAAGTTAGCTGATTACAGGCCTCAACTGGAGGTCGTGGAGCATCGCGTGGCAGATACCGAAGATGGTTTCATGCGCGTTGCTAACGAGATTACCGACAGTCTGCTGATGGCTGATTTAACCGTCCGGCAGCTGAAGGTGATGCTCGCTATCATGCGCAAGACATACGGATTCAATAAGCCGATGGATCGACTCACAAACACGCAGATAGCAGCCATGACAGGTATTCATCACACTCATGTTTGCGCTGCCAAGCGCCAGCTTATCGAGCGTAAATTCCTCATTGCTGATGGCGTGAAAATCGGAGTGAACAAGGTGGTTTCTCAGTGGATTAGCCAGGACAGCTTAACATTAGCTAAAACAGCTAATAAAACATTAGCCAAGTCGGCTAATGGGTATAAGCCAAGTCAGCTAAACACAAAAGACAATATACAAAAGACAATAAATACAAATACCCCCTTACCCCCTAACGGGGGCGGCGATGGGCAGGTTAAACCTGAACGTCGCAAGGCAGAACGAATCGACTACGAATCCTTCCTGAACGCCTACAACACCGAAGTCGGTGACAGACTTCCACATGCTGTTGCGGTCAACGAGAAACGCAAACGCCGCCTGAAGAAAATCATCCCGCAACTGAAAACGCCAAACGTGGACGGTTTCAGAGCGTATGTCAGGGCGTTTGTGCATCAGGCCAAGCCGTTTTACTTCGGAGACAACGACACGGGCTGGACGGCTGATTTTGATTACCTGCTGAGAGAAGACTCGTTAACGGGAGTTCGGGAAGGGAAGTTTGCAGACAGGGGGATTGCATGAGACAGGATATCGAAGCGAGCGTTATCGGTGGCCTGCTGATTGGTGGATTAACTCCAACCGCCAGCGACGTTCTGGCAACGCTAGAGCCGGAAGCGTTTTCAATTCCGCTCTACCGGAAAGCCTTCGAGGTTATTCGCAAGCAGGCGAGAAACAGAAACCTAATCGATGCGCTGATGGTTGCCGAGGCGTGCGGAGAGGAGCATTTCACGTCAATCCTGATGACCAGCAAAAACTGCCCGAGCGCCGCAAACCTGAAGGGATATGCCGGAATGGTCGCGGATAACTATCACCGCCGTCTGGTGCTGGAAATCATGGATGAAATGCGTGAACCAATCCAAAGCGGAACCATCGACGCATCGAGTCAGGCGATGGATGAACTTGTAAAGCGTCTTTCAGCCATCAGAAAGCCCCGTGACGAGGTTAAACCTGTACGGTTAGGGGAAATCATCACTGACTACACTGACACGCTTGACAGGCGTCTGAGGAACGGAGAAGAGTCAGATACCCTGAAGACCGGAATCGACGAACTTGACGCCATCACCGGAGGGATGAACGCAGAAGACCTGGTGATTATCGCCGCTCGTCCTGGTATGGGTAAAACCGAACTGGCGCTGAAGATTGCCGAAGGCGTTGCAAGCCGCGTTATTCCTGGTTCTGACGTCCGGCGCGGAGTGTTGATTTTCTCGATGGAAATGAGCGCATTGCAGATTGCAGAGCGAAGTATTGCCAACGCCGGGAGGATGTCGGTTAGCGTACTGCGAAATCCTGCATCGATGGATGACGAAGGCTGGGCGCGTGTTGCTAACGGCATGAGTCAGCTTGCAGATTTGGATGTATGGGTAGTCGATGCCTCGCGGTTATCGGTCGAAGAAATACGCTCAATCGCAGAACGGCACAAACAGGAAAACCCAAACCTGTCACTCATCATGGCGGATTATCTTGGCCTGATTGAGAAGCCGAAAGCAGACCGCAACGACCTTGCAATTGCTCACATCTCCGGAAGCCTGAAGGCGATGGCGAAGGACCTGAAAACGCCTGTTATCTCCCTGAGTCAGCTTTCGCGCGATGTTGAGAAGCGACCAAACAAACGCCCGACAAACGCAGATTTGCGTGATTCAGGAAGCATTGAACAGGACGCAGACTCAATCATCATGCTCTATCGGGAAGCGGTATATGACGAGAACAGTAGCGCCGCGCCATTTGCTGAAATCATTGTGACGAAAAACCGTTTTGGCTCGCTTGGTACGGTTTACCAGCGGTTCTGTAACGGACACTTTGTTGCATGTGACCAGGATGAAGCCAGACAGATTTGCACACCATCAAATGCACCTGCTGCGCGTGGCAGACGATATGCACAAGGGGCTGACGTATGACCATCTACATCACTGAGCTAATAACAGGCCTGCTGGTAATCGCAGGCCTTTTTATTTGGGGGAGAGTAAATCGTGGCTGAGTTTATGCTCGTCGCATTCAAATGCGTTGGCGTTGGATGGATTCTTCTGACGTTTTTTATTGTTCTGCATAGCTACATTCGTCTTGTGAATGACGGTAAAGACCCATGGTATACGTTGTTTGGCGCTGCATTTGTCTGGGTGATTATCGGTGTTATGCCTGTTGTCGTAGCAAAAATGGCGTGGCGTTTTGTGAGTTGAACTGAGGGTAAGTATCGATGGACGAATCAAGAAAGCAGTTTGAAGAAAGTTGGTTGCGACGTGGAGGCGAATCATCAGACCTTATCCGTTACCCTGAAAATCACCATGAAATTGGCAGTGGTGATATTGGTGGTCAATACGTGATGGACGATGTTCAAGGCCACTGGCAAACGTGGCAGGCATCGCGAGCAGCTATTGAAATTGAGTTGCCTGTATGGTTTGTCAGTGATGCTATTGCTGTGTACGACCGTGACGATATCGATGAATCCATCCGCGCCGCTGGAATCAAAGTGAAGGAGTGAGAATGAGTCGACGAAGTAGCTTTTTGGGGTTTGTAATATTCCTGTCCTGCACTGGTTACATCGTAATCTGGTCAATTTCGAACATTGACCGTGGCGTGGCATATCTCATTGTAATGTTCTTTCCTTTGTTTCTTGGGTGGTACGCCGCAAGGTTGCTGGAAGAATGGGGTTACAGGCATAAAAAATAAAGGAGTGTTCAGTGAAGCAAACAATCTTCCTCCGAAGTAAGCAACAACAGCAAGCCGCAATCAACGCCATCCTCGCAACACCACTCGATAAAGACAAGCCAGTCACCATCCGCATTACTGACTACAAGCGCAACCTTGACCAGAACGCAAAATTTCACGCGATGCTGGCGGATATCGCTCGTCAGGTTCAATGGTGCGGCAAATGGTTAAAACCGGAACAATGGAAGGTTTTGTTGATTAGCGGTCATGCAGTGGCAACAAACCTGGAAGCTGATGTTTTGCCCGGGCTTGAAGGCGAATACGTCAACATTCGCGAAAGCAGCGCGCAGATGAGCGTGAAGCGCATGGCAAGTCTGATCGAGTACACAACAGCCTGGGCTATTGGTCAGGGTGTCAGATTTACCGACAGGAGGTACGAATGAGACGACAGCGACGAAGTTTCACCGACATCATCTGCGAAAACTGCAAATACCTTCCAACGAAACGCTCCAGAAATAAACGCAAGCCAATCCCAAAAGAATCTGACGTAAAAACCTTCAACTACACGGCTCACCTGTGGGATATCCGGTGGCTAAGACATCGTGCGAGGAAATGACAATGGATTATTCACAGTTAAGTGATTTTGAAATTAACAGAATGGTAGGAGACATAATTTTTAAAGGCCTTTGGGCATGTAAACCGGAAACGTCAGGGAATAACACCAACAAATGGTATTACGGAAATGCTGATACAACTTTTGAGCCATTAAACCCTTTACCTGACTACTGCAATGATCCGAGCGCTTCATGGCCGATTATTGAGAAATACAGGATTTCTATCTTAGACCAGTTAACTGAATGGTGTGTGGATGCAAAAGGCGTAAGCCCAATATTTGATACCAGACCTCTCCGCGCCGCCATGATTGTCTTTCTCCTGATGCAGGAGGCCAATAATGCTTAGCCCATCCCAATCCCTTCAATACCAGAAAGAAAGCGTCGAGCGGGCTTTAACGTGCGCTAATTGCGGTCAGAAGCTGCATGTGCTGGAAGTTCACGTATGTGAGCACTGCTGCGCAGAACTGATGAGCGATCCGAATAGCTCAATGTTCGAGGAAGAAGACGATGAGTGATTTCTCTGAGCTTATTTCCTTCAAAAAAGACAGAGAAGAAATGCGGACTGAATCTGTCTATTACGTTCAACACCGGAATAAACGCTCTGTGCTTGATCAGGAGCTGGTTATTACCGGAGACCTGGCATTCAGAACATATAAGGCCAGCATGGAAATGAAGGATTTCCCTAAATGTGGTTCTGAAAGAGAAGCCGCGTTAAAGCTGGCTGAGTGGATGCAGAGAATGGCTGCTGCAATTGAGAATTACTGGAGTGAACCATAATGGCTAACCTACGCAAAGAAGCGCGCGGCAGAGAATGCCAGGTACGTATTTACGGCATATGCAATGGCAATCCTGAAACTACAGTTCTGGCACATTACCGGATGGCTGGAATTTGCGGAACGGGGATGAAGCCTGACGACCTGATCGGTGCGTGGGCTTGTAGCGCGTGTCACGATGAAATCGACCGACGCACCCATAACCTCGACAACAAAGACGCCAGACTTTACCACCTCGAAGGCGTGATCAGGACGCAGTCGATACTGCTGAAGGAGGGGAAGATTAAGTCATGAGCGAATATCAGTTTGTGCTTCCATACCCGCCGTCGGTGAACACCTACTGGCGAAGACGGGGAAGCCAATACTACATCAGCGATAAAGGCCAGAAATACCGAAAAGACGTTCAGCAAATCATCCGCCAACTTAAGTTAGACATTTTCACCAAATCACGACTCCGCATCAAAGTCATCGCAGACGTTCCAGACTCCCGCCGCCGCGACCTCGACAACATCCTGAAAGGTTTACTCGACTCCCTTATCCACGCCGGATTTGCGGAAGACGACGAGCAATTCGATGACATTCGCGTAATTCGTGGCGTGAAAGTACCAGGCGGAAGGCTTGGAATAAAAATCACCGAACTGGAGAACGCATGAACGCCACAATTCAAACGATACCAGAGCTTCTTATCCAGACACGAGGCAATCAGACTGAAGTGGCAAGGATGCTTTCCTGCGCAAGAGGAACAGTGCTCAAGTACAACCGAGACAGCAAAGGCGAGCGTCATGTAATAGTTAACGGCGTCCTGATGGTCAAACAGGGCAAGAGGGGAAGACGATGAGACTCGAAAGCGTAGCTAAATTTCATTCGCCAAAAAGCCCGATGATGAGCGACTCACCACGGGCCACGGCTTCTGACTCTCTTTCCGGTACTGATGTGATGGCTGCTATGGGGATGGCGCAATCACAAGCCGGATTCGGAATGGCTGCATTCTGCGGTAAGCATGAACTCAGCCAGAACGACAAACAAAAGGCTATCAACTATCTGATGCAATTTGCACACAAGGTATCGGGGAAATACCGTGGTGTGGCAAAGCTTGAAGGAAATACTAAGGCAAAGGTACTGCAAGTGCTCGCAACATTCGCTTATGCGGATTATTGCCGTAGTGCCGCGACGCCGGGCGCAAGATGCAGAGATTGCCACGGTACAGGCCGTGCGGTTGATATTGCCAAAACAGAGCAGTGGGGGAGAGTTGTCGAGAAAGAGTGCGGAAGATGCAAAGGCGTCGGCTATTCCAGGATGCCAGCAAGCGCCGCATATCGCGCTGTAACGATGCTAATCCCAAACCTTACCCAACCCACCTGGTCACGCACTGTTAAGCCGCTGTATGACGCTCTGGTGGTGCAATGCCACAAAGAAGAGTCAATCGCAGACAACATTTTGAATGCGGTCACACGTTAGCAGCATGATTGCCACGGATGGCAACATATTAACGGCATAATATTGACTTTTTGAATAAAGTTGGGTAAATTTGACTCAACGATGGATAAATGCACTCGTTAAATAAAGCCCTGAGTTAATAGCTTGGGGCTTTTTGCGTTTTAAGCACGGCCTTTCTGAAAGCACGTCAAACCAAATACCAGACAGACAAAAATAATCACCTTATCCGCTGTGGCTACGGTGCGGTGTGCTTTGCATAAAAGAAAACCAGCGCAATGGCTGGCTTCGTGAAAGCGGGTGACAGGAGGTTGCGCTAACAACCTCATGCCGTTTTGCCCGTGCATATCGGTCACGAACAAATCTGATTACTAAACACAGTAGCCTGGATTTGTTCTATCAGTAATCGACCTTATTCCTAATTAAATAGAGCAAATCCCCTTATTGGGGGTAAGACATGAAGATGCCAGAAAAACATGACCTGTTAGCCGCCATTCTCGCGGCAAAGGAACAAGGCATCGGGGCAATCCTTGCGTTTGCAATGGCGTACCTTCGCGGCAGATATAATGGCGGTGCGTTTACAAAAACAGTAATCGACGCAACGATGTGCGCCATTATCGCCTGGTTCATTCGTGACCTTCTCGACTTCGCCGGACTAAGTAGCAATCTCGCTTATATAACGAGCGTGTTCATCGGCTACATCGGTACTGACTCGATTGGTTCGCTTATCAAACGCTTCGCTGCTAAAAAAGCCGGAGTAGAAGATGGTGGAAATCAATAATCAACGTAAGGCGTTCCTCGATATGCTGGCATGGTCAGAGGGAACTGATAACGGACGACAGAAAACCAGAAATCATGGTTATGACGTCATTGTTGGCGGAGAGCTATTCACTGATTACTCCGATCACCCTCGCAAACTTGTCACGCTAAACCCCAAACTCAAATCAACAGCCGCCGGACGTTACCAACTTCTTTCCCGTTGGTGGGATGCCTATCGCAAGCAGCTTGGCCTGAAAGACTTCTCTCCGAAAAGCCAGGACGCTGTGGCACTGCAGCAGATTAAGGAGCGTGGCGCTTTACCGATGATTGATCGCGGTGATATTCGTCAGGCTATCGACCGTTGCAGCAATATCTGGGCTTCACTGCCGGGCGCTGGTTATGGTCAGTTCGAGCATAAGGCTGACAACCTGATTGCAAAATTCAAAGAAGCAGGCGGAACGGTCAGAGAGATTGAGGTATGAGCAGAGTCACCGCGATTATCTCCGCTCTGGTTATCTGCATCATCGTCTGCCTGTCATTGGCTGTTAATCATTACCGTGATAATGCAATCGCCTACAAAGAGCAGCGCGATAAAGCCACATCCATCATCGCTGATATGCAGAAGCGGCAACATGATGTAGCAGAACTCGACGCCAGATACACAAAGGAGCTTGCTGATGCTAACGCGACTATCGAAAGTCTCCGTGCTGATGTTTCTGCTGGGCGTAAGCGCCTGCAAGTCGCCGCCACCTGTGCAAAGTCAACGACCGGAGCCAGCAGCATGGGCGATGGAGAAAGCCCAAGACTTACAGCAGATGCTGAACTCAATTATTACCGTCTCCGAAGTGGAATCGACAAGATAACCGCGCAGGTTAACTATCTGCAGGAATACATCAGGACGCAATGCCTTCGATGATAGCGATAATTTTACTCATCATCCTTCACATCTGGCTCTGTAGACAGGGTGGTGATCACTTCTGGAGTGAATCCAGATTAAACATCTCATTGCTGATGCTTGATATTGAGCATCTGGCGCGCGGTAAGGGGCTGCGTTGAGATAAGAGCCAGTTCATTACAAAGCCTATCTACGGATGGGCTTGATAATGAAACCAAAATTTATTCTGGGTAACCAGTTACGGCAGTACAGCGAAACAACCCAAGCCAGAAAGTGGGGAAATAACACTGGCAGCCACTGAAAGATGAACCTCCTGCCTTATGGCAAAAAAGATTCTTTGTGGTGGCGGACTGATGGAAAGACATCGGTTATTGCAGAGGCCATTCAATGAGTGGTCTCGACAATGGCTTATACCCTGCACGGGATAACTTAACTGATATCCCTTTTAACGGATAAACGGAGCCAACAATGGCAGAGATTATTCCCATGACTGAAGAACAGAAATTCCAGTTAGAGATTTACAAACTGGTCATGAACCAGAACGCAGCCGCAGAAGAAGCATTTCAGTTCATCGGCACTGACGAGCTGAAGCTTGAGCTATTCAAAATTCACTTCCAGTCAGGCGGCGCTAATTCAGATATCACGACCCGTACTATCGAAGCGGTGCGTAAATCGAAGGAAGCGTTAGACCTGTTCACCGCTGGAGTGTGATATGGCTAAGGCCAAATGGCACAAACTCCCGGCGTTCACCATTCCGCTGTTTCAAAGTGCACACGTCTACCTCGCAACAACCAGAGAACAGTTTCAGCACGCTGATAAATTCCTTGGCGGCAGCGGGGATGAGAAGCCATTCAATCTTGGGCTTGCAAGCAACTATGAAAACACTGATACGGGTGAGCGATGCTATCTGATTGGAGTATTCGATCAGCAGATCGCTACGCTCGTTCATGAGTGCGCCCACGTCTGCTTTTACGTTTGCTCTGATGTCGGCGTGACGACAAGGCCTGAAGATGCCAACGAGACGTACTGTTACATGCTGGACAGGATGGTTAATCACTTCCTGCCATTCATTCAGGAGAAACAAGATGTATCACTGGAATAATCAATCCCCTTATTGCCAATGCCAACGCTGCCCGTGCTGCGGGAAGATTGTTAACCAATTTACTGGCAACAATTTCTTCAAGACTGGTTATGGATATGGTGTTGCGGGTAGCGTTAATTGCTCTGGGGCTGCTGCTGAAACGACATCAAACACAGGCAAGCAGAAAGGAGCTAAGTAATGGTAATCAAAGTTTGTTCAGGCTCTCAGGGCTTCGACAACCCATCCAAATTCCGCGATGAATGGGATAAGCAAGCAGAAGGGAAATAATCAATATGGCAGCACCAAAGGGCAACCGATTTTGGGAGGCCCGCAGTAGTCATGGGCGAAATCCTAAATTCGAATCGCCTGAGGCGCTGTGGGCTGCTTGTTGTGAATACTTCGAGTGGGCTGATGATAACCCGCTATGGGAGGGTAAGGTATTTTCATATCAGGGAGAAATAATTAAGGCTAATGTCCCTAAGATGCGAGCCATGACTATTTCAGGATTGTGCACCTTCCTTGATATCACTAGGCAAACATGGGGAACCTTCCGGTCAATGGAAGGTTTTTCTGACGTCACATCACGAGCGGAAGACATCATCTACGACCAGAAATTCTCTGGCGCTGCCGCTGACCTTCTCAACGCTAACATCATCGCCCGTGATTTGGGCCTCAAAGAGCAGTCGCAAGTTGAAGACGTGACACCTGATAAGGGAGATCGCGATAAGCGGCGCTCTCGTATCAAGGAGCTATTCAACCGTGGAACTGGACGCGATTCTTGATAACCTGAGCGACGAAGAGCAAATAGAATTGCTCGAGCTACTCGAAGAAGAAGAGAACTACCGTAACACACACCTGCTATATGAATTTACGCCATACAGCAAACAGCGTGAGTTCATCGACGCCGGACATGACTATCCAGAGCGATGTTTTATGGCTGGTAACCAGCTTGGTAAGTCATTTACTGGTGCTGCTGAAGTCGCGTTTCACCTTACAGGGCGTTATCCGGGAACAAAAGGCTATCCAGCTGATGGTAAATATGGGGGAGAGTGGAAAGGTAAGCGTTTCTATGAGCCTGTTGTCTTCTGGATTGGCGGAGAGACAAACGAGACGGTAACCAAAACGACTCAACGCATCCTGTGCGGTCGTATCGAAGAGAATGATGAGCCTGGCTACGGTTCCATACCGAAAGAAGACATCATTAGTTGGAAGAAGTCTCCTTTCTTTCCGAACCTTGTTGATCATCTTCTGGTTAAGCATCATACAGCTGATGGCGTTGAAGATGGCATTTCAATCTGCTACTTCAAGCCATACTCGCAAGGCCGTGCTCGCTGGCAGGGTGACACAATCCACGGCGTGTGGTTTGACGAAGAGCCACCATACAGCATTTATGGCGAAGGTCTTACCCGTACCAACAAATACGGTCAATTCTCAATTCTGACGTTTACCCCGCTGATGGGGATGTCTGACGTTGTTACCAAGTTCCTGAAGAATCCCAGCAAGTCTCAGAAAGTGGTCAACATGACCATCTATGACGCTGAGCACTACACCGACGAGCAGAAAGAGCAAATCATCGCATCCTATCCTGAGCATGAGAGAGAGGCGCGTGCTCGCGGTATTCCTACGATGGGTAGTGGTAGAATCTTCCAGATACCGGAAGAGACGATTAAGTGTCAGCCTTTCGAGTGTCCTGATCACTTCTACGTAATTGGCGGGATGGATTTCGGATGGGATCACCCACAGGCGCAGGTTCAGCTTTGGTGGGATAAGGACGCAGACACAATCTACGTTTCACGCGTGTGGAAGGCGAAAGAAAAAACAGCTGTTCAGGCATGGGGAGCTGTTAAATCATGGGCGCATAAAGTGCCAACCGCATGGCCTCATGACGGAAACCAGCATGAGAAGGGCGGCGGTGAGCAGCTCAAAGGGCAGTATGCAGACGCTGGTTTTATGATGTTGCAGGAGCATGCGACATGGCCTGATGGCGGTAATGCTGTGGAGCCTGGCATCACTGAATTGCGCGACATGATGCTCGATGGTCGCTTCAAAGTATTCAACACCTGTGAGCCATTCTTTGAGGAGTTCCGCCTCTATCACCGTGATGAAAACGGGAAGATCGTCAAGCTTAACGACGACGTTCTCTCAGCCGTTCGCTATGCATACATGATGCGCCGCTTCGCCAAAATGATGCGCGACATCAAAAAACCAAAAGAGAAAAAGATACCAGCCCCAATCAGGCCCATCGCACGGAGAACTTAAATGGCCGACGAAAACAGACTCAATTCCATTCTGTGTAAGTTTGACGCAGACTGGATGGCGAGCGATGAAGCCAGAACCGAGGCGACAAATGACCTGTTTTTTAGCCGAGTGTCGCAATGGGATGACTGGCTATCAAACTACACCACCCTGCAATATCGCGGACAATTCGATGTTGTTCGCCCAGTGGTCAGGAAACTGGTCGCAGAGATGCGCCGGAACCCTATCGACGTTCTCTTCCGACCCAAAGACGGCGCTAATCCTGATGCAGCCGATGTGTTGATGGGGATGTATCGTACTGATATGCGCCATAACACGGCAAAGATTGCCGTTAACGTTGGCGTTCGTGAGCAGATAGAGTCCGGCGTTGGTGCATGGCGTCTGGTCACACAGTACGAAGACAACGATCCAACAAGCAACAATCAGGTAATCAGACGCCTGCCAATCCATGAGGCCTGCTCACACGTCATATGGGACGCCAACAGCAAGCAGATGGATAAGAGCGACGCTAAGCACTGCACGGTGATTAACGCCTTGTCACGCAATGGCTGGAAAGAGTTCGCAGAGGATTACGGTATTGATCCGGACACCTTGCCATCTTTCCAGAATCCGAACGACACATGGCTGTTTCCGTGGGTATCGAATGATGTCGTCTACGTCGCTGAGTATTACGAGATAGAAGAGAAGAAAGAGAAGGTCTTCATCTACCGCGACCCGCTGACAGGTGAGCCGGTCAGCTATTACCAGCAGGATATTAAAGACGTCATCGACGACCTGGCTAATCGTGGATTCATTAAGGTAGCAGAGCGCAAGGTGAAGCGTCGGCGTGTGTATAAGTCGATCATCACCTGCACGCAGATACTGAAAGACCGCGAGAAGATAGCAGGAGAGCATATTCCAATCGTTCCAGTGTATGGCGAATGGTCATTCGCTGGTGACAAGGAGTGCTACGAAGGAGTGGTAAGGCTGACGAAAGACGGTCAACGCCTTCGTAACATGATCATGTCATTCAACGCCGATATTGTTGGTCGTTCACCGAAGAAGAAACCGACCTTCTTCCCTGAGCAAATCGAAGGCTACGAATACATGTACGGTGGAAATGATGACTATCCGTACTATCTCCAGAACAGGACTGATGAAAACGGTAACGACCTGCCGATTGGTCCAATCTCCTACATGGAAAACCCTGAAGTGCCGCAAGCCAACGCTTACATGCTTGAGGCTGCCACCAACGCAGTGAAAGAGGTGGCTAGTCTTGGCGTGGATGCACAGGCAGCAAACTCTCAGGTCTCTTTCGATACCGTCAATCAACTGAACATGCGGTCAGACCTTGAGACATACGTGTTTCAGGATAACCTGGCTACCGCAATGCGGCGTGATGGCGAGATTTATGCCTCAATGGTCAATGATATTTATGACATCCCTCGTCATGTAACGCTGACACTTGAAGATGGAAGCGAGAAAGACGTTCAACTCTACGCGCAAGTTGTCGATTACCAGTCCGGTAATGTGGTCACACTCAACGACATTCGCGGTCGCTACGAGTGCTATATAGGAGTTGGACCATCCTTCCAGAGCATGAAGGAACAGAACCGCGCAGAGATTCAGGAGTTACTCACCAAGGTTCCGCAAGGTACTCCAGAGTTCCAGATGCTGATGCTGCAATACTTCACGCTGCTTGACGGTAAAGGCGTCGAGATGATGCGAGAGTACGCGAACAAGCAACTGGTGATGATGGGGCTGAAGAAACCAGAAACACCTGAAGAGATGGAGATGGTGCAGCAGGCACAACAACAGCCGCAGCAGCCATCAGCAGAGCAAATTCAGGCGCAGGGCATCCTTCTGCAAGGTCAGGCTGAATTGCTCAAGGCAGAGAACCAACAGGCGCAGATTCAGGTTGAAGCTGCCAAGGTTGAAGCCCAAAACCAACTCAACGCCGCGAAGATTGCAGAAATCTTCAACAATATGGACCTCGACAAGCAGGCAGAACTGCGTGAGTACCTCAAGCTCGTAGGTCAATTCCAGCAACAGCGCAGCAAAGACGCTCGCGCTAACGCTGAGCTGCTTCTTAAAGATGCAGACCAGACTCATTCACAACGCATGGATTTCGCGAATCTTATGCGTCAAGTTCAAATCCCCTCCGGCGGAGTAGCCGAGACACCTCAATAAGAGAGAGTTAATCATGGACCAAACCACCGATATTCAGGCTTCTGAAGAATTAACCCTGCCCGGCAATCATGCAGCGGCATCTGCTGATGGCTTAGTTGTCGATAATGCCAACGACAACGCAGGTCAGGAAGAAGGCTTCGAGATTGTCCTGAAAGACGATGAGAAACCAAAACAAGACCCGGCAACTAATGCTGAATTTGCTCGTCGCCGCATCGAACGCAAACGCCAGCGTGAGCTTGAGCAGCAGATGGAAGCGGTTAAGCGTGGAGAGTTGCCGGAGCACCTGCGGGTGAACCCTGAGTTACCAAAACAACCAGACCCTAACGATTATCTTTCCGAAGACGCACTGGCTAAGTACGACTATGACCAGAGCCGCGCACTGGCGGCCTTCCAGCAGGCAAACAGTGAATGGCAGATCAAGGCTATGGACGCACGAAGCCAGGCTGTCGCCGAGCAGGGTCGCAAAACTCAGGAGTTCACCCAGCAATCAGCGCAATACGTCGAGGCAGCCCGTAAGCACTACGACGCAGCGGAAAAGCTCAATATCCCTGACTATCAGGAGAAAGAGGATGCATTCATGCAACTGGTGCCGCCAGCAGTCGGTGCCGACATCATGCGCCTCTTCCCGGAGAAATCCGCTGCTCTCATGTATCACCTTGGTGCTAATCCTGAGAAAACACGCCAGTTGCTGGCGATGGACGGGCAATCCGCGCTGATTGAACTCACTCGACTGTCAGAACGTTTAACTCTCAAGCCTCGAGCCAAGCCTGTTTCAGAAGCCCCGTTACCTGATGAACCCATTCAGGGACACGCTGTTGCTGCAAATATCTCTGCGATTGAAAAGCAGATGGAAGCGGCAGCAAACAAAGGGGATGTAGAGACATACCGCAAGCTCAAGGCGCAACTGAATAAAGGAATTCGATAATGGCATTAAATGAAGGTCAACTGGTCACGTATGCTCTGGATGAAATCATCGAAACCGTCCAGAACCTGACGCCAATGGCGTCAAAAGTGACAAAATACACCCCTCCGGCAGAATCCATGCAGCGTTCAAGCAACACCGTGTGGATGCCTGTTGAGCAGGAAGCGCCAACCCAGACTGGCTGGGATTTAACTGGCAACGCAACCGGGATTCTGGAACTCTCCGTGAAATGCAACATGGGCGATCCGGATAACGATTTCTTCGAGCTTCGTGCAGATGACCTGCGTGATGAGCGTTCTTACCGTCGCCGCATCCAGGCATCCGCCAAAAAACTGGCGAATAACATTGAGTCAGCGATTGCCAAACAGGCAACTGAAATGGGCTCGCTTGTTGTTCACGATACCCGCGCAATTGGTCCATCTACTGGCCTGTCTGGCTGGGATTTTGTGTCTGATGCAGAGCGCCTGATGTTCTCCCGTGAGCTAAACCGCGATATGGGCATCAGTTACTTCCTGAACCCTGACGATTACCGCAAAGCAGGCCGCAACCTGGTAGATGGTGACATCTTCGGGCGCGTTCCTGAAGAAGCGTATCGCAACGGTACTATTCAGCGTCAGATTGCTGGCTTTGATGAAATTCTTCGCTCACCGAAACTTCCGGCGGTTACCAAGTCAACCGCTACTGGTGTAACTGTTTCTGGTGCGCAGAAGTTTAAGCCGCAGGCATACACCCTTGATACCGATGGTAACAAAGAGAACGTCGACAACCGTGTTGCAACGGTGACCGTATCCTCCACCACCGGATTTAAGCGCGGCGACAAAATCAGCTTCACTGGTGTGAAATTCCTGTCTCAGATGGCGAAGAACGTGCTGACTGATGACGCGACTTTCTCAATCACCCGTGTGATCGATGGTACTCACATCGAAATCACGCCGAAGCCGATTGCGCTTGATGACGCTTCACTGACAAAAGAAGAGAAGGCTTACGCTAACGTAAACACCTCTCTTGCTGATACCACTCCGGTAAACGTTCTGAACGTGGCAACAACCACCGCTAACGTGTTCTGGGCTGATGACTCAATCCGTCTGCTTTCTCAGCCGATCCCGGTAACCCATGAACTGTTTGCTGGCATGAAAACGTCTTCCTTCAGCATTCCAGGTATTGGTGTTAACGGCATCTTCGCAACGCAGGGTGATATCAACACTCTGTCTGGTAAGTGCCGTATTGCTGTGTGGTATTCAGCATGTGCTGTACGACCAGAGGCAATTGGCGTTGGTCTGCCTAACCAGACTGCGTGATAACCAGAGGGAGCTTTGGCTCCCTTTTTTATCTGGAGACAAACATGACACACATGATCTTTCGTCATGGCGACATGAAGAAGTGGAAAGGCGTTGGATACGACTTTGAAATCGTGAAAGCCGAAGAGCTTCAGGAATATCTGGATGCTGGCTGGTTTGCACATCCCGATGACCTTCTGAAGGATGTTGCAGAGCCAGAGCCAGAGCCAGAGCCAGAGCCAGAGCCAGAGCCAGAAGAAAAACAGCGTAAAAAGCCTGGTCGAAAACCTAAGGCGGCAGCAGATGAACCTGACAACGAAGGGTGATTTAGTTCTTGCGGCATTACGTAAGCTCGGTGTGGCATCAAATGCCACGTTAACCGATGTCGAACCGCAGTCTATGGAAGACGGCGTCAACGACCTTGAAATGATGATGGCTGAATGGCTTGGCGGTGATGCGTCACCTGGGATCAACGTTGGCTACATTTTTGCTGATGCAGATGTCGCTCCGGATCCTGGCGATGAGCACGGTTTATCAAATAACGCTATCAATGCCGTCATTTTCAACCTTGCCTGCCGCATTGCTCCGGATTATGCGCTGGAAGCGTCAGCAAAACTTATAACCACTGCCAGATACGGGAAAGAGCGACTCGTCAAACTGTCTGCAATGGACAGAGCAAAAGCCGCTAAATGTAAGTCCGGTTATCCAAACCGTATGCCTGTTGGTAGCGGTAACCAGTTGGCGAAGTGGAACGGTTGGAATTACTTCCACCGAAAGGAACCTTGCGATAACGGGAGCGAATAATGCCGATTCAGCAACTTCCGCTTATGAAAGGCGTCGGCAAAGACTTTCGAAACGCCGACTATATCGACTATCTGCCAGTGAATATGTTGGCTACACCCAAAGAAATCCTGAACAGCAGCGGTTATCTTCGCTCATTCCCGGGCATTGCCAAACGTTCTGATGTGAATGGTGTATCGCGCGGAGTCGAGTACAACATGGCGCAGAGTGCTGTTTATCGCGTGTGTGGTGGGAAGCTCTACAAAGGCGAAAGCGAAGTCGGTGACGTCGCTGGAAGTGGTCGCGTATCAATGGCGCATGGTCGAACATCTCAGGCTGTAGGCGTTAATGGTCAACTGGTCGAGTATCGCTATGATGGTACGGTTAAAACCGTCTCAAACTGGCCTACAGACAGCGGATTCACACAGTACGAGTTAGGTTCAGTTCGTGACATTACGCGCTTACGTGGGCGTTATGCGTGGTCAAAAGACGGTACTGATTCATGGTTTATCACTGACCTTGAAGACGAATCACATCCTGACCGATACAGCGCACAATATCGCGCAGAATCTCAGCCTGATGGCATCATCGGCATAGGTACATGGCGAGACTTCATCGTCTGCTTTGGTTCATCGACGATTGAATATTTCTCCCTGACAGGCGCAACTACCGTTGGTGCTGCTTTGTATGTCGCGCAGCCATCGCTGATGGTGCAAAAAGGCATCGCCGGAACTTACTGCAAAACGCCGTTTGCTGATTCCTATGCGTTCATCAGCAATCCGGCAACAGGTGCGCCGTCTGTATACATCATCGGCTCCGGTCAGGTGTCACCAATCGCCAGCGCGAGCATTGAGAAAATCCTCCGCTCCTACACTGCTGATGAACTGGCTGATGGCGTGATGGAATCGTTGCGATTTGATGCTCATGAGTTGCTGATTATTCACCTGCCGCGTCACGTCCTCGTGTACGACGCATCTTCAAGCGCCAATGGTCCGCAATGGTGTGTGTTGAAAACTGGCTTGTATGACGATGTGTACCGCGCTATCGACTTCATTTACGAAGGCAATCAGATAACGTGCGGCGATAAGCTGGAGTCCGTGACCGGGAAATTGCAATTCGACATCAGCAGCCAGTACGACAAGCAACAGGAACACCTGCTGTTTACTCCACTGTTCAAAGCGGATAACGCCAGATGCTTCGATCTGGAGGTGGAATCATCCACTGGCGTAGCTCAGTACGCCGACCGCCTGTTCCTCTCTGCAACCACTGACGGCATAAATTATGGGCGTGAGCAGATGATTGAGCAGAATGAACCGTTCGTTTACGACAAACGCGTTTTGTGGAAACGAGTAGGGCGCATCAGGAAAAACATTGGTTTCAAATTGCGCGTTATCACGAAGTCACCTGTCACTCTGTCTGGCGCTCAGATAAGGATTGAGTAATGGCGGATTCGAATCTCAATGTGCCGGTAATCATTCAGGCCACACGGCTCGACACATCAGTCCTTCCACGCAATATCTTCTCGCAGTCGTATCTGCTTTACGTTATCGCACAGGGCACTGATGTTGGTAATGTGGCTAACAAGGCCAACGAGGCCGGACAGGGCGCTTATGATGCACAGGTCAGGAACGATGAGCAGGATGTGATTCTCGCTGACCATGAGCAGCGAATTTCTGCTGCGGAAGCAACGCTTGTTAATCATGAGGAGCGAATCAGCCAGGCAGAATCAACTCTTCAGGAACATGAAACACGAATAGCTCAGAATGAAAGCGATATTGCGTCTCTTGATACCAGAGTTCAGTCGCTCGAATCGCAGGTTTCAGACCATGAAACGCGCATCGATGCTCTGGAGTATGCCACTACTCGCAAAAAGTCAGAGGTTGTTTACTCTGGCGTATCTGTAACCATCCCGACAGCGCCGACCAACCTTGTTAGCCTGCTGAAAACGCTCACTCCGTCATCCGGCACGTTGGCACCGTTCTTCGACACCGTTAACAACAAGATGGTTGTGTTCAACGAGAACAAAACCTTGTTCTTCAAGCTGTCGATCGTCGGGACGTGGCCCAGCGGAACCGCCAACAGGTCAATGCAGCTAACCTTTTCCGGCTCTGTTCCTGACACACTGGTAAGCAGTCGCAACTCGGCGACAACAACCGATAACATCTTGTTAGCTATGTTCTTCAGCGTGGATAAAGACGGCTTTCTTGCCACAAATGGCAGCACGTTAACCATTCAGTCAAATGGTGCGGCGTTTACTGCCACAACCATCAAGATAATCGCGGAGCAGTAATGATTCAGTTCAAACCAACGCGAAACATCGACCTGATCGAAGCAGTCGGAAATCACCCTGACATTATTGCCGGAAGCAACAACGGTGATGGATACGACTACAAGCCTGAATGCCGTTACTTCGAGGTGAACGTGCACGGGCAGTTCGGCGGCATTGTTTACTATCAGAAGATTCAGCCGCTGACCTTTGATTGCCACGCCATGTACCTGCCAGAGATTCGCGGATTCAGCAAGGAAATCGGGCTGGCTTTCTGGCGATACATTCTGACTAACACCACCGTTCAGTGCGTCACATCGTTCGCTGCACGCAAATTCCGCCACGGGCAGATGTACTGCGCAATGATTGGCCTTAAGCGTGTAGGAACCATCAAGAAATACTTCAAAGGCGTGGATGACGTGACGTTTTACAGCGCCACACGCGAAGAACTAATCGACTTCCTGAATCACGGGAGATAGCCATGTTATATGCATTTAAGCTGGGCAGAAAACTGCGCGGCGAGGAACCTTATTGCCCTGAAAAAGGCGGGAAAGGTGGCAGCTCTGATAAAAGCGCAAAGTATGCAGCAGAAGCTCAGAAGTATGCCGCAGACCTGCAAAATCAGCAGTGGCAGACGATCATGAAAAACCTTGCTCCGTTCACGCCGCTTGCGGAGCAGTATGTTAACCAGCTTCAGAACCTTTCCAGTTTAGAAGGTCAGGGGCAGGCACTTAATCAGTATTACAACTCTCAGCAGTATAAAGACCTTGCAGGTCAGGCTCGTTACCAGAGTCTTGCTGCTGCGGAGGCGACGGGTGGACTTGGTTCGACAGCCACAAGCAATCAACTGGCTACGATCGCGCCGACACTCGGTCAGTCTTGGTTATCAAATCAGATGAGCAATTACAACAATCTGGCAAACGTTGGGCTTGGTGCGCTGCAAGGTCAGGCAAACGCTGGGCAGACATACGCCAACAACATGAGCAGCATTGCACAGCAAAGCGCAGCACTTGCCGCTGCTAATGCCAATAAACCATCAAGTCTTCAGACTGCAATTAGCGGTGGCACGTCTGGTGCGATTGCCGGTGCAGGTCTTGCCAGCCTTTTGGGAACATCAACGCCTTGGGGCGCTGGCATTGGTGCTGGTATCGGATTGCTTGGCTCGTTGTTTTAAGGGGTAATCATGGCTACTTGGCAAGGAACAAACGGCGGATTGTTGGCTGGTATCGGCGGCGTCAACTCAAACGCTCCGAGCGTAAATGACATCGGCAATACGCTTCAGCTTATCAGGCAGAACAATGATATTGAGCGTTCAGGCGCTAACAATGTTGGGCTGACTGCTTTGCAAGGCCTTTCAGGTATTGCGGGGGTGTTTCAGCAGGAAAAGCAGGCTCAGCGGCAGAAAGAATTTCAGCAGGCGTACGCTAATGCTTATGCGTCTGGTGATCGCGGTGCTTTGCGTCAGTTGGCTACTCAATATCCAGACCAGATTGAATCCGTTCGTAAAGGCATGGGATTCATTGATGAAGACCAGCGTAATTCTATCGGCACCTTAGCGGCTGGCGCACGCCTTGCGTCATCGTCTCCAGAAGCAATGCAATCATGGCTGCAAAACAACGCCAAGGAACTGACTCGCGTCGGTGTTGACCCTAACAGCGTTGCTCAGATGTATCAGCAGAACCCTTCAGGATTTGGTGAGTTTGTTGATCACCTTGGAATGGCTGCTCTTGGTCCAATTGATTACTTCAATGTTCAGGACAAGATGGCTGGTCGTGAGATTGATCGCGGAAAACTTGCAGAGACAATCCGCAGCAATCAGGCTGGCGAGGCACTAACAGCACGAGGTCAGGACATCCAGATACGTGGTCAGAACATCAGCGCACAGAATGCTGCGCTTTCCCGCGAAATACAAAGAGCAGAATTACAAGAAAAGGCTCTGGACAGACAGATAGCCAGAGAAAGCAATCAGTTAAAGCTTGAAGAGTTAAAGCAGAAACAGGCAGATGTTCGGCAAAAGGCTGACATAGCCCGCGCTGACAGGCAGGCCGCCGCTCAGGGTGCAGTTGATACGTTCAGTACCGCGCTTGACTCTCTCAACGAGATAGAGCAAAGCCCCGGCCTTTCAAAAGCAGTAGGAATTCGCTCAGCGTTTCCGACAGTTCCTGGCTCTGATGCAGCTAACTTTGAAGCAAGGCTCGACACCTTTAAAGCTCAAACATTCCTTCCTATGGTGCAGTCTCTTAAGGGTATGGGGGCTCTTTCAGATGCTGAGGGTAAAAAATTATCCGATGCGGTTGGTGCCCTAAGCCCCAAAATGAGTGAAAAGGCTTTTCGTGACTCTATCGGAAAGATTAGAAATCAGCTTGAAAGTAAGTTGAGCACTGTTAAAAAACAGTTTGATTATCAGGAGCCAGTACAGAATACGCCAGGACAACAATCTCCTGCTGGCAGTAACTTTTCTTCACTATGGGGTGATTAATGGCTAAAGCATGGAAAGATGTTATCGCCTCTCCACAGTATCAGGCGTTAGCACCAGAACAAAAAGCGCAGGCTCAGGAGCAATACTTCAATGAAGTCGTGGCCCCGCAAGCCGGAGAAAATGCAGAGCAGGCAAAACAAGCGTTTTACTCTGCTTACCCTAGAGGTCTGCTAGAGAAGGGTAATATTGACATTCACAATCGGCCTGTTGTTAAAAACTCTGATGGCAGCATTAGCACTGTGCGGAGCATGTCTACCAATATAGATGGTAGAGAGGTGCTGATTCCTACCGTTAGTGATGATGGTCGCATTATGTCTGATGATGAAGCTATTGATAACTTCATGAGGACGGGAAAGCATCTTGGTATGTTCGACAATCCTGACGATGCCACTGCATATGCGGAGAGTCTGCACAACCAGCAAGCTGATGAATACCTCCCTAGGAAGAATCAAGCTACACAACAGCCTGTACAGCAAAGTACACAGGCAGCGCCTCAGCAGCAGAAAGAAGAACCATCATTGATGCAACAAGCTGGCGATTGGCTCACAGGTGGTCAAAGTGCAGGGCAAATTGCAGAGCAGGCTGGTCGTGGTCTGGTAAACATACCATTTGACGTATTGCAGGGTGGCGCAAGTCTGATTAATGCAATCAGCCAGGGGCTTGGTGGCCCCAAGGTTTTGGACGATGTCTATCGTCCAGTAGATCGACCAACAGACCATTATGCGCAAGCTGGTGAAACAATTGGTGGGTATCTCCTGCCAATTGGCACAGCGGCAAAAGCTGCTGGAGCGCCAGCAAAGCTCGCTGGAGATATCGGTTCCACAGGAAACATGATTGCAGGTTCTCTTGCTGATGCTGCAAATCAGGAGGGCGACTTTGCACAAAATGCTGCCATTAACGGTGGTATCAATATTGGTGCTCAAGGCGTTCTTTCAGGTGTCGGGCGCGTTATTGCGCCAAGGGTTTCACAGGCTCTTGGTGGTGCAGCACTGAATTCTGCTAATGATGTTTCCAGGATGGCAAAGTCAGGTGCTGGGCGTCAGTCAATTGCCAGTCAGGCCGCTAATGTGTCCGAAGATGTAGCAAAAGCGGCTGAGTCTGCTGGAATTGATATAAACGCATTAACACCAGGAATGCGATCTGGAAGTCGTGGAATTGCACAAGCCGAAGGCGCATTGGCATCAACACCAGGAATTGTTCAGGACGCCCATCAGGCAGCATTTAACGAAATATCATCAAAGTTAAGTCGAAACCTTGATGAATTTGGGGCCGCATCTGGAACGGCATCAGAAAAAAGTGCGGCTATAAAACAAAGGATTCTTCAAAATCTTGATCAGATGAAGGATGCCGAGCGCGCGGCATGGGATGACGTGCGGTCAACAATGCCAAATCAAAAAGCAAGAATGCTAAATGGTAATGCCGTTATTCAGGCAGAGCGATCTGCTGGCATACCGCTTACTCCTGAAATGAAACAGTTTGTTCAGGCAAACAATCAAGGTGGAGTAACATTTGATGGCATGAAAGCATGGAGAGCGAAATTTGCTGATGCGGAGCAAAAATATAAGCGTAGCGGAGAGGCAAATGCGGCAAGGAGAGCAGGGGAAATACGCCGGGCAATTACTGATGATATGCGCACAATGGCGGAAAACGGCGGATTTCTTGATGACTGGCAGAAAGCTAATAATCTGTCTAAAGCTAGGTTATCAGCACAAGAGAGTGCAGAGTCTGTTTTCGGGCGTGATTTGGCAACAGATGCACTGATTACGAATGGAGTAAAATCCCTTCAATCATCGTCAGCTAAAGGTCTTAATGGTCCTGCAGGGTTCCATTCTATGATCCGCGCGCTGCCAGAATCAGAGCGTGTTCCTGCTATATCATCAATGTTGCAAGATGCTATCTCGCATGGTGTACGTGGTGGCAAAGCTGATGCAGCAGGAATTAACCATATCGCAGGGATACTTACCCCACAAAATGTAAAAGCCATTAGCAGATATTCCTCAGAACTCGGAAGAATTGCTGATGCATATGGCACTCTTGCAAGAGCAGCAGTGAAACCTCAGCAGTATATTGAAAGAACAGGGAGAACTGCCAATGTACTACGCGATCTGGATGCCGGTTTATCCAACGTCACATCAACAGTGTTAAATGCAATTGCCAACTCAACATCAGGTGCCATTGTTGGTGGAGCAGGAGGGGGCATTGCAGGCGCTGCCGCAGGTGCTTTAGTTGGCGCCGGGTTAAAAGGTGCTGTATCTAAAATTGCCACCACGCGTAGCGGCCGATATGCGATAGAGAAAGCAGTTCAGGAAGCCACCAAAGCAGTAAGAGCTGGCGGAAGTAAAGAAGCATTAGCGGCGGCGGAACGCAGATTTATGGCAAATAAAGCCGCCGTAAAAGCAATACGTGATGCAGTTGGAAACGAAGAGTTCAATCGCTTAGCGAGGGCTGGCATTGTAGCGTCGCTAAGCGGAATAGCACAGGAGTAATTAATCATCCATGGATGGATTGAGCTTATCTCGTGTTGATGTGGCGATTTGTCCTACATTCCTAATCCAAGATTTCAAATCCTTGATATTGTCATTGATTTCATGAATATCTTCTTTTTTTAGCCTGTTAATATTATTCTCAATAATTTCAATGGATTGCTCAATATCAGATATGGTGAATGATAGTTTGTTCTTCTCATCTTTTATTGAGTTTTTAAGTGCTTCGTTCTCAGTCTTGAGGTCAGATATCTTTTGTTTTAAAGATGCCAGTTGGTACTGAACCACAATGAGTGCGATAGCTATCACGATAACTGTTGTATACACACCAACCTCCTTAGTTTTGAGCAGGATACCATGAAAAAAGTAAACATCTTTTGCCTACTTCACATTTGAATGGTTTGTCATTAGGATGTTTCCGGTTTTTTCAAATATGGAAATTGATATGAAGAGGATTATCGGCGTTGTTGCTGGCGCTATATTGTTATCTGGGTGCGCAACTATTGTTGGTGACGAAACACAGCTCGTGCAAGTGAACAGCAATCCTTCCGGTGCGAGCTTTAAAGTAAAAGACGAATCAGGCGTGATTGTTGCGCAAGGCAAGACCCCGCAAGGAGTAACTCTTGCCAAGTCAGATGGTAGTTATTTTGGCAAAAAGAGCTACCAGATCACTATGGAAAAGGATGGGTACGAACCAGTTACCCTGCCAATCAAAGCCAATGCTAATGGTTGGTATATTGGTGGAAACCTTGTGTTTGGTGGGTTAATTGGTTGGCTTGCTGTAGATCCTTTTAATGGTGGGATGTATACCTTGAAGCCAAAAGAGGCAAACGCATCTCTTATACCATCAACAAAGCAAGACTAATAAATAGGACCCACCTTCAGGTGGGTTTTTTGTACAAATCCTTCAGCGTATCAAACACCATCTTCTTAACAAGCTCTGACTGCTCATCAGCGAGTCGTTCTGCATCGTCGCGATATCCAGTCACAGGCGATGGTTTTGATAGAGCATCTTGGACGATTTGTAACAACTCGGAGTTCATTGATCTCCCATTCGCCTCCGCCCTGAATTTTAATTTCTCCCTTACTTCCATAGGCATACGGAAGTTAAAGTGCGGATCATCTCTAGCCATGCCATCACTCCAAGTTAGTGTATTGACATGATAGAAGCACTCTACTATATTCTCAATAGGTCCACGGTGGACCTATATTGTGAGGTGAATATGAAAGGAATGAGCAAGATGCCGCAGTTCAATTTGCGGTGGCCTAAAGAAGTATTGGATTTGGTACGCAAGGTGGCGGAAGAGAATGGTCGGTCTGTTAACTCTGAGATTTATCAGAGAGTAATGGAAAGCTTTAAGAAGGAAGGGCGCATTGGCGCGTAAAGTTGAAGCCCCAACTGCGGGAACAGTCAGGGCTTCGGTATCAACAAATCGTCTTAGGAAATATTGACATGAAAAGTATAGCAACAGCAGTATCTACTATCAATGTACCATTCCACGGCGCAGAGCTTTATGTTGTCAATCACAACGGCGAACCGTATACCCCAATGAAACCTATCGTTGAGGGAATGGGGCTAGACTGGAAATCTCAGCATAAGAAGATTTCTCAACGCTTCTCGAAGGGTATGGTGGAAATCACCATACCTTCTGCCGGTGGGGTGCAAGCCATGATTTGTATGGCTTTACGAAAATTGGCAGCTTGGTTGAACAGCATCAGTCCTAACAAAGTCCGCCCTGAAATCCGCGACAAGGTAATCCAGTATCAGGAAGAGTGTGACGATGTGCTCTATGACTACTGGACTAAAGGCCATGTAGTTAACCCACGAAAAGCTAAAAAGGCGTTGCCGGGTAAAATCACCACTGAACAGCAGGAAGCCATTAAACAACTCGTCATGAGTCGCGGTCAGTCTCTGCCAAAGGAAAAACAGGCTAAGGCGATGATCACCATGTGGTCGTCACTGAAATCCCATTTTGGATGTTCGTACAAAGAAATCAGTGAGGAGCAGTTTACCGAAGCACTGTCACTTGCAGCTCGAGTTCCACTTGAAGGCGAGTTCATTGGCAAACAAGAGAAGAAAGCAAACGAGCTTTCTGCAAAAGAAGCAAACAGCCTTGTATGGCTATGGGATTATGCTAACCGTTCACAGGCATTATTCCGCGAACTGTATCCGGCATTAAAACAAATTCAATCGAACTATTCCGGCAGATGCTACGACTACGGTCATGAATTCTCGTATGTTATCGGAATGGCGAGAGACGTTTTAATCAATCACACACGAGATGTTGATATTAATGAGCCAGACGGACCAACGAATCTTTCCGCATGGATGAGACTTAAGAATAAAGAATTACCTCCTTCAGTACATAACTACTGACAGATAACCAACGCAACGACCCAGCTTCGGCTGGGTTTTTTTATGCCCAAAATTCACCGTGGCAATGCTGCGGCGATTCCTTGTATCTGGAGCAAATTAAATGACAGACATTACAGCCAATGTGATTGTATCGATGCCTTCGCAACTCTTCACTATGGCGCGTTCTTTTAAAGCCGTAGCCAATGGCAAAATTTATATCGGTAAAATTGACACTGACCCGGTAAATCCTGAAAACCAGATTCAGGTTTATGTAGAGAACGAAGACGGATCTCACATTCCTGTTTCGCAACCAATCATTATCAATTCTGCTGGTTACCCTGTATATAACGGACAGATTGCCAAATTCGTAACTGTGCAAGGCCATTCTATGGCTGTTTATGATGCGTATGGTGCACAGCAGTTCTATTTTCCGAATGTGCTGAAGTATGATCCTGATCAGCTTGAAAAAAGGTTATCAAGCCCATCCGAAGGAATGGGAGATTCTCTAATTGCTGTTAAACAACCTTTTCCGAGAGCGGTTCCACAGACTCAACATTTGTTTAATGCAATGACCTTTTCTGTTTTCAGTTGGGGAGCTAAAGCTGATGGCGTCAATGATGACACAACAGCAATTAAAAACTGTCTTCAAGACCTAAAGAGTTCATATCCATCTGGATGTAATGTATTTCTTCCAGCAGGAGAGTATAGAATTAGTGAAACTATTATTATCCCTGATAGAATTAATTTGTTCGGATGTGGAAACGGAACTCATATACGGCCAATAGGAGATATTTTAAGTAATAGTAATGCTTATATTATATGTTTTGATTATGGCCCTACAACAGCAGGTGCATTTATTCGTGACATAACCATTACTGGAAACGATATAGTGAAGGGGATAGGAACTACCTTAAAAAAAAGCGATACAGTAATAAGGCAAGTTTACGCTCTTAATTTTGACTGCGTCACGGTACAAAATTGTTCAATAGGTTTTGAAATGCAAGGCTGGTGGCACAGCTCAATGACAAACTGCCGAGCTAGTGGGTGTAATATTGGTCTTAGATTGCTTGGTCAGTGTGTTAGTATACATATATCAGGATGTAAATTCACAGGAAAGGGGTTGTCTCAACCATCGTCTATAGGAATAGATATTGCACCAGAAACTTACTCATGGTCTGGTGGTGAAGTGATAAGCGAGGGGATAATTATTGATGGTGAGACAATGTGTATCTCAAATAACGTTGGGATATGGGTAAAAGGTAGCCTTTATATGCATCTTTCGAATGTCGATATTGATTTCGTAGGGTCAACTGGGATAATTCTTGAAAATAACAATTCTGTTTTTTCTGTAAGAGATTGCTGGATTGCCGCACAAGGTGACAGCATTAATCAGTTTGTTGGAATAGACTTTAGATCTCAGACGCCTTCAGTTCTTCGTAATATAGAAGGAGTGGAAATTAGGTGTGAAAACAATAACCCTATCAATAACAATATAGGTATATCTTTAAACAATGTCAGTAATGTTAATGTTTTGGGAGTAAATATAATTGGTGGTGATAAATCAATTTATTCAAAAACATCAAGAAATATTAATATCAATGGATGTATGTTTGCTAGTGATTTGTTGTTTGATGATATTGACGGTCTCTCATTGAACGGTAATTACATAACATCACTTACCTTATTAAACTCACCAAAAGATAGAAACAATAACTTTGGGGTTAATAACAATAAATTAACTAGAGGAAAGGTAACTGTACCTATGTCACCCGGAGCTACATCAGGAACTGCAGACATCCCAAACCCAATTTCTGGCGTCATATATTCTGCCAGCGTAATTCCAACTGATGCTGCAAACTCAATGGACACTGTTTCAGTTTCAGGAACAACAATAACAATATCAAGACCAACACCTGTTGGTGTTTCCTTACCAACACTTGTTGAATACTATTTAATATCATCATTATAATCAGCCTGCCAATATTTTATTACACAATCAAAAGGCTTTCCTTGCCGACGAAGAAAAGCCTTTTGTAGTATAATTTATGATTTCATACGTTTATGGTGGGTTAATGTTTTTTTATCAACCAAGGAAGTTACATCACAAGAAATAAAAATATCTATTAAAAGATACTTTTCATGATAACGATGATATTTAAATTGAATGAATTATGTTTTGTGAGAAAAAACTGAGACACACAAAGCTTTGCACTGGATTGCAAGGCTTTGCGCTATTCGATAAGGGTTAAGGTGGGTCACTCCACCTTTTCATCAAGCCAGTCCGCCCACCACTGCATCATTTCTCTGCGCTTGTCGAGATACTGAGCATGGTTGTAAATCCCGCGCACAGATCCGCCGTTGGCATGTGCAAGTTGCACTTCAATAGCATCAGCAGGCCATTCGTGCTCGTTCATAATCGTGCTGAATTCATGCCTGAATCCGTGACCGCTTTCCAGACCCTCATAGCCGATTTGTTTGATCACAAGCAATACCGCGTTCTCGCAGATTGGCTTCTTCTTATCGTTGCGCCCGGCAAAAACAAACTCTGATACTGGTTTAGTGATGGAGCTTAGCGTAGTGAGAAGTTCAACTACCTGGTCCGACATCGGAACCACATGAATTTTGCGTCCCTTCATCACACTGGCGTCGATGGTGATAATCCTGTTTTCAAAATCGACGTTCTTCCATAGCATGGAACGAAGCTCTTTTGTTCTGAGGGCTGTGTAGCGTAAAGCTTTGGTCGCAATGAGCGATACGATACTTCCTGAAAATGTTGCCAGTGCTTTGTTGAATGCCGGGATCTGGTCTGCAGGAAGAAACGGGAAGTTCTTCTTGCGGTATCCCTTCATGGCGTCAGCAAGGTCAGGTGCCGGGTTATATTTAGCCCTTCCGGTGACAATAGCGTAACGGAAAACCTCTCCGCATCTTCTGCGGGCTTTGTTGGCTCGCTCAATTGCACCGCGATCTTCAAATCTGCGGATTACTTCCAGCAGTTGCATCGGCTCAATATCCTGAATTTCAAGGCTGCCGATGATAGGTAAAATGTCGTCATCAAACATTTTGGCAAGTTCAGTTGCATAGCCTACTGACCAGACTTGCTTCTTGTGCTCGTACCATTCCTTGTAAATGGCACTAAAGGAATTGTTGTTAGACGAAGCCTTTTTCGCTTTTACCGGATCGATGCCAACCGAGATGTCTTTCCTCGCGGTCCATGCTTTATCCCTTGCCTCCTGCAAAGTCATAAGCGGATATTTTCCGACGGTCAGGATTTTCTCCTTACCGTCAATCTTGTAGCGAAGCTGCCATACCTTTTTCCCTGATACAGGGACATAAAGGTACAGGCCATTACCATCGAGTAGGCGGTATGGTTTTTCTTTCGGCTTTGCTGCTTCAATCTGCTTAACGGTGAGCATGGGTAAAAATCCGGTGGGTAAAATTATTTTATCCACTTTTTACCCGTCATGGAGTGCGGCTGTCAACGATCTGACGCGAACCATTACGAACTGTGAATCTACGGAAGGCTTGATATTCAGGGGATTTTGCGGACTGGTACGGATGAGAGCGAACTGATAAATGGTGTCCCCTGCAGGAATCGAACCTGCAATTAGCCCTTAGGAGGGGCTCGTTATATCCATTTAACTAAGAGGACAATGCGGCATGAGTATACCCGCTAATGGAGTGCGGGGTAAGTACGCTGCCGCTCGATTGCTTAAACCCTCGCCATTTATGCCGGGTTTTTATAATTTTTCTTAATGTTTTCCGCACGTTCTGCTTTTTGGCGTGCTTCTGCTTTACGCTTATTGCTCATGTCGTTACGAATCTGTGCATGACTCATTAACGCGAAGATAAAGGTGCCGCCGCAGATGTTCCCCGCTAAAGTAGGTAGTGCGAAGGGCCAGATGAAATCGCTCCAGTGCAGCGTACCGTTAAACACCAGATAGAGGATTTCAACAGAACCGACCACGATATGGGTGGTGTCACCCAGGGCAATAAGCCAGGTCATCAATATAATCACCACAATCTTTGCCGCACCCGCTGCAGGAAACATCCAAACCATAGTGGCGATCAGCCAGCCGGAAATGATCGCGTTGGCAAACATCTCGCTGGGGGTGTTCTTCATCACATCCATGCCGATTTTGACAAATGCATCGCGAGTTTCTTCATTGAAGATAGGCATATATTCAAATGCCCACGCCGCAATACCTGTCCCGAGAATATTACCCAGCAGCACGACGCCCCATAACCGTATAAGTAAGCCGACGTTGCTCATTGTCGGTTTTTGCATGACGGGTAGTACCGCAGTCACGGTATTTTCGGTAAATAATTGCTGGCGGGCCATAATGACGATAATAAAACCAAAGGTATAACCGAGATTCTCCAGCAAGAAGCTGCCCGGCACACCTTCCAGTTCGACATGAAATATCCCTTTTGCCAGTAACGAAGCGCCCATCGACAGACCCGCCGCAATGGCTGACCACAGTAGCGCCATTGCGTCGCGTTCCAGCTCTTTTTCACCATCCTGGCGGATATGCTCATGAATTGCCATCGCCCGGGAGGGGAGTCGGTCTTCATCTATTTCTATTTTTTTGCCGCGCTCTTTTTCTTCGCTCTCAACTTCAATTTCGTCGCTGTGTTGATCAATTTTGTCGTTGTCCAT